AGAAGATGGGATAGAAGGGCTTTGGGTAAACTTCCTGTAAACCCACAACAGATTGAACTACCAATAAAACCAAATGACATAGAAGAAAACAAAGAGAGTTTAGTTAGATGGAAAAGGGAAGCAAGTTTAGTTTATAAAGAAAGAGCAAAGTCTAAATCTAAATACATACAAGTAAGACAGATACTTGAAGAAGCTAGATTACTTTTAGATAGAAGTTTTTTCTATCCATATCAATTAGACTTCCGTTCAAGAATATATCCTAAACCTGCTATGCTATCACCACAAGGTGCAGATTATTCTAGAGCATTAATTAAATTTAAATATGGAAAACAAATGAAAGAGAATAATTCTTTTGATAACTTTGCAGTAGCAGGTGCAGGTTTATATGGTGAAGTAGATAAGGAAGATATTCAAACAAGATTAGATTGGGTCAAAGATAGATTAGATATATTTATAAGTTATGCAAAAGAACCATTAACAAATACTGATTGGTCTAAAGCTGATAAACCTTTTTCTTTTTTAGCTTGGTGTTTTGAATTAAAAGATTTTGCCGATACAGATTATGACGCAACATTTATAACAACATTACCAATACAATCTGATTGTTCTAATTCAGGACTACAACATTATTCAGCTATGATGTTAGATGAAGTTGGTGGTAAAGCTACAAACTTAATACCATCTAATAAACCACAAGATGTATATAGAATTGTTGCAGAAAAAGTAAAAGAAAAATTAGAAAGTTTATCTGACCCAATGGCTAAGTTATGGTTAGACTATGGTGTAGATAGAAAGTTATGTAAGAAACCTGTAATGTGTTTACCATATTCTTTAACTCAATATTCTTGTAGACAATATTTACAAGACCACGTTGAAAAAGAATTTAAAGAACGTGGAGTACAACATAACTTCGGTAGAGATTTATTTAAAGCAACAAACTACTTAACACCAATTGTTTGGGAAAGTATCAATGAAGTTATACTTGGTGCAAAACAAATTATGAAATTTTTAAAAGAAGTTTCAAGATTAGTTGCTTCAGAAAACTTACCTGTATGTTGGACAACACCTAATCCATTAAACTTCCCAGTACAAATGATGTGTTATAAAAAAGAAAGTAAAAGAGTTAAGACAAAGATGGGTGATAGTATAATTAAATTATCTATTCAATCTGATACAGAAGAAATAGATACAAGAAAAACAGCACAAAGTATTTGTCCAAACTTTATACATAGTTTAGACGCAAGTGTATTACAACTAGCAGTAGTAAAAGCAAAAGAAAAAGGTGTCACTAATTTTAGTTTAATACACGATAGCTTTGGTTGTGTTGCAACTGATGTAGCACTTCTATCAGAAGCAATACGAGAAGCATTTTGTGAAGTATATGAACAAGATGTATTAACTAACTTTGCTAAAGAAATGAGAGATATGCTTTCACCTAAGAATTTAAAGAAGTTTCCTAATATACCAGAAAGAGGAAGCCTTGATTTATCTTTAGTAAAACAGTCAGTTTTCTTTTGTGTTTAGACCTTTGCACTAGTGTAAATAAAGTACCACTTATGGCTACATAGCCAAAACAAAAGGAGTAATATATGTCAGACACTAACATATCGGTTGTTGGTGAAGCTATATACCCACACCTTAATAAACCTGATGTTCGTTTTAACGAAGCAGGTGAATATAAAGTGACACTAAAAGTTGCTAAGTCAGACGCTTCTGAAATGCTGAAGTTATATACTAAAGCGATAGATGACAGTCTAAAATTAGCTTCGGACAGTCACAAAGGTAAAGGTATAAAAAATGCACCACAACCATATACTGAGGAAAATGATTTTGTTTTCTTTAAGTATAAAATGAAAGCGACTGGGGTTAATCAAAAGACTAAAGAAAAATTTAGTCAAAGACCCCAATTGTTTGACGCAAAGAAAACCCCAATACCTCTCTCAACTCTGATATGGGGTGGTTCTAAGATACGAGTAGCATACAATTTAGTTCCCTACTATACACCAATGCTAGGTGCAGGTATCACAGCTAGGTTAAAAGCTGTTCAAGTATTAGAACTCGTTCAGGGTAAAGACAGCAATCTTTTCAAAGAAGAAGATGGCTATGAAACAGCACCTAAACCAGAAGTAGTCTCGAATGAAACGACACCAGTTCAAGAGAGTAAAGACTTCTAGTGGTGCTGTCTTAAAATCAGGATTGGAAGAAGCAGTCTTCAATTATCTTAACAAAGTAAAAATTAATTTTACTTATGAGGGTATGAAGATTGTTTACTTCCAACCTGCATTGAAGAAGACGTACACACCTGACTTTCCATTTAATAATTGTAATATTATTATAGAAACAAAAGGTGCTTTCAATTCTGCTGACAGAAAGAAGATGAAGATTATAAAAGAGCAGAACCCAAAATTAGATATTAGATTTATATTTTCAAATTCAAAAAACAAGATAGGTAAAAAATCAAAAACAACTTATGGAAAGTGGTGTGAGTTATTTGGTTTTAAATATCATTGTATTCAATCAACAAAGATAACATTTCCACAAGAGTGGTTAAAAGAAATTAAAGGTAAACAACATGGCTAGAGAACAAACTAAATATATTGTCATTCATTGTTCCCAGACAAGACCAAGTCAAGACTGGGGTGCAAAAGAAATAGATAGAGTACACCGAGAATTTGGTTGGCTTAAAATTGGTTATGGTAAAGTAATCAAACGTAATGGAGAAGTAGAACAAGGTCGTGCAGATGATGAAGTACAGGCACACGTCAAAGGTTATAATCACTGCTCTTATGGACTATGTCTTATAGGTGGTGCTAAACAAGAAGACTGGAAACAACCTGAAGATAATTTTACTGCTGAACAATTTGAAAGTTTAAAAAAAGTTTTAGAAGAATTATTAATTAAATACCCAGACGCACAAATAGTGGGTCACTATATGTTAGACGAAGCAAAGACTTGTCCTAACATAAATATCAGAGAGTACTTACTCAACGAAGATATAAAAGGTTACAAGTTCCAAGATGGCTTAACAGACGATAAAGATTTACAGGAGTTGGATTAGCTTTTTCCTTTCCTCTAATGAAAACTGCTGAAAAATTTTTAGGTCATGCCCCTTGTGAAAACTGTGGTAGCCGAGACAATCTCGGATTATACGAGAACCATACTTATTGTTTCGGTTGCCACGAGTTTAAAAAAATAAATAACGAACTTCCCCAACAAACAGAACAGGTGATTAGAGATATGATAATAGGAAACATTGAAAGATTAGATAAAAGAAAAATCAATGAGGAAACCTGTAAAGTTTTTAATTATGAAGTTGGTGAATGTGATGGAAGACCAGTACAGATAGCTAATTACTATGATAAAAATTATAATAAGGTTGCACAAAAATTAAGATACCCAGATAAATCTTTTAAATGGGTTGGTGATACAAATAAGATTACTTTATTTGGACAGCAAAACTGGAGAGATGGTGGCAGAGTTTTGGTCGTCACAGAGGGTGAATTAGACTGTCTTTCAGTATCACAAGTAAACAATAATAAATATCCAGTAGTATCTATACCAAGTGGTACAGCTTCAGCAAAAAAATATATTAAACAAGAATTAGAATGGTTATCTAAATTTGAAAAAATAGTTTTGATGTTTGATACAGACGAAGCAGGTATGAAAGCGTCTGTTGAATGTGCAAATATATTACCAGTAAGAAAAGTATTTATAGCTAAAGTACAAGGTAAAGACGCAAACGAATTATTACAACAAGGTAAAGCTACTAAAATAGTAGACGCAATATTTGAAGCTAAACACTATACACCACAAGGTATCATTGAGGGTGTTGATACAAAAGATTTATTATTGAATGATGATTTTGTAGAGAGTGTTCCATATCCTTATAATGGATTGAATGAAAAGTTATCAGGTATAAGGCCAAAAGAATTAGTATTATTATGTGCAGGTTCAGGCACAGGTAAGTCACAAGTTTGTCGTGAGTTTGCTATCGACATTATAAACAAAGGACACAAGGTAGGTTATATAGCACTAGAAGAAAGTGTTAAAAGAAGTGTTAGAGGTTTAATATCTCTAGCAGTAAACAAACCTATACACATACCAGAAGTTAGAAAAAGTATTCCAACAGAAGAACTTATTGCTGAGTGGGAAAAGATAAAAGATAAAGTTTGTTTCTATGACCACTTTGGAAGTTCAGATAGTGAAGACTTACTAAATAGAATTAGATTTATGGTTCAAGGTTTGAATTGTAAATTTATTTTCTTAGACCACATATCCATTGTTATCTCTGGTATCTCTGAGGGTGATGAAAGAAGACTAATAGATAATACTATGACTAACCTTAGAAAGTTAGTTGAAGAACTTAATTGTGGAATGTTTGTAGTATCACACTTGAAAAGAGTTGATAGTAAAACAGGCCATGAAGATGGACTTCAAACTTCTTTATCACACCTTAGAGGTTCACACTCACTAGCACAATTATCTGACGCAGTTATTGGTTTTGAAAGAAATCAACAATCAGAAACCGATAGTAATATTATGACTGCAAGAGTTTTAAAAAATAGATTTACTGGTGAGACTGGCGTTGCTTGTGATTTGATTTGGAACAAAGACACTGGGCGTTTATCAGAGGGAAACTTTGATGAATGAAGCACTACTCACTAAATTTATTTTAAGTTTTTTAGTAGAGAAAGATGATTATGTTTCTCTTGATAAAGACCAACAACAATTAATCTTTCATACTTGTAAAACAATAATGATAGCAATTTATAATTCTATTAAATATGAAAATTGTTATCCAGTAATTATGTGTGGAGATAGCGAAGCACAAGAAGTAATTACAAAAGCAATAGGAAGTGTAAGAGAAATCTTACCTAGTACTGAGAAAATTACTATTCACTTAATACACTAATGAAACTAGTTATAGACGTAGAGACCAATGGGTTTCTCGATAAGCTAGACTTTAAGATACATTGTGTTGTCTTTAAGGATATAGAAACTGAAGAAGTTTATTCATATAATCCTGACAACTTAACTAAAAGTCTACAGTTGCTAAACAAAGCAACACTATTAGTTGGCCATAATATACAAGGGTTTGATTTACCTGCTATAAAAAAATATTTTAATTTTAATTATACAGGTGAAATACTTGATACTCTTTTATGTTCAAGACTAATATATACAAACAGACAAGAACTAGATTTTCAAATAAAAGATGTACCACCAAAACTAATAGGCAGACATTCTCTAGAAAGTTGGGGATATAGATTAGGTTTACGTAAAGGTGATTTCCAAGAGTTCAATACATTTGATGAATGGACTTTGGATATGCAAGATTATTGTGAACGTGATGTTGAAGTCACATATAAATTATATCAACAAATAATTGCTACTAATTATTCAAAAGAAGCAATTGAATTAGAACATAAATTTGCACATTGGATTAGGAAACAAGAAAGGTTTGGTGTTTACTTTGATGAGAGTTCTGCTGAGAACCTTTTATCTATCCTAACAAAAAGGAGACTACAGTTAGAAGAAAATCTAGCTGTAGTTTTTCCTGACTGGCAACAGTCACAAGGTTATAAAAGATATAAAAGAGATAACAAAAAGAAAGGTATTAAAGCAGGTGTACCAGTTAGAATATTTAAAACTGTAAAGTTTAATCCTAATTCTCGTGACCACATAGCTAATAGATTACAAACTCTAGGTTGGAAACCCAAAGACTTTACTTCTACAGGTAAACCAGAGGTAAGTGAAAAAATATTAAACTCATTAGAATATCCTGAAGCAAAAGTTATTTCAGAATATTTGATGATACAAAAACGACTTGGTCAACTTTCAGATGGTGAACAAGCGTATTTAAAACTAACAAAAAAAGGTAAAATTTATGGACAAGTTAATACAAATGGTGCAGTCACAGGGCGTTGTACACATTTTAATCCAAACCTTGCACAAGTTTGTTCAAGCCATCTTCCTTATGGTAAAGAACTTCGTTCCTTATTTACTGCTACTTCCGATATGGATATGTGTGGTGTCGATTTTTCTGGTCTTGAGTTGCGTGTCGTGGCTCATTACTTGTGTGTATATGACAACGGATATTTTCTTAAAACATTACTTGAAGATGATATACATACCACCAATCAAAAATTACTCGGACTTTCCACACGTAATAAAGCTAAAACTTTTATATATGCTTGGTTATATAATGCAGGAAATCAAAAACTTGGTGAGATACTTAAAGTCAGTACTGAAGAAGCCAAAAGAATAAGAGAAACTTTTGAGAAAAAATTACCTGCATTAAAAAATCTTAAAGACGCTGTTGCTTCTAAATTTAGAAGAAATGGTTATATCAATGGACTAGACAAAAGAAAATTAATTTGTCGTGCAGAGTACAGCAGTCTCAACACACTTGTTCAATCAGCAGGAAGTTTATTGGTAAAACAAGGAACAATTATTCTTAATGAAGAACTACATAAAGCAGGATTTGAATGGGCTAAAGATTATGCACAAGTTTTACATATCCATGATGAAATACAGTTCGTTGTTAAGAAAGACAAAGTAGAAAAATTCAAAGAGATAACAAAATCTATTTTCAAAAAAACACAAGACCATTTTAATTTTAGATGTCCTTTAGATGGAGAAATAAAAGTAGGAAATAATTGGAGTGACACGCACTAAAGCAAGACCTCATTTTGACAAAGATTTAAAATTTGGACAACAGTATGAAAACGAACTTCAACAAATGATTGAGGGTAAAGTTGAAGTAAAGACAGATAGATTATGTGAAAAGACAGGTAATGTATTTGTTGAAATAGAAGACAGGGGTAAACCCTCTGGTATTAATATTACTCATGCAGAATATTATGCTTTCTGCTTACATAAAGAAGAACGTAATAAGCAGACTTGGGTTCTTATATCTACAAAAATTCTAAAAAAACTTATGAAGAAATATCCCATCAAAAGTGGTGGAGATAACTATGAAGCTAGAGGTCACATAATTCCTAAAGAACATTTATTAAATTATGAAATCTAAATTAAAAAGTAAACTTGTATTACCAGATATAGACGCTGATGATTTCCCATATAAATTTTATAAAGTGTGGTGGTCAGATATAGTTTCTGACAGTTCGTGGAGTACACTTACACACATAGCAAAATCCAAACCTGCAATCTGTATAACTATGGGTTGGTTAATTAGCACCAAAAATAACAAATATGTTTTAGTTGGAGATATTAATTTTAATGAAGACGGAAGCGTAAATGAGGGTGGTAATTCTACAGTTATACCAAAATCAAATGTACTTAAATTAAAGGAGATAAAGTTATGAAAAATATAAATGAGTTCCATGCTAACAAAACTAAAATGATGTTGGTTGATGGTGATTTACTCGCTTATAAGATTACTTCTGCATTAGAAGAAGCTATTGAGTGGGAAGATAATGTTTGGACACTTCATTGTGATTTAGACAAATGTAAGCAATTTTGGAAACAATCCATAGCTTACTATTTAAGATATACGAGTTCAGCAAATGCAATTATTTGTTTTTCTGATGTTGTTAATTATAGAAAGCAATTAGATTTAGAATATAAATCTTTTAGAAAAAATATTAGAAAGCCAATAACTTACCAACCTTTAAGATATTGGATTGAACAAACACATAAAACTCTAAGTTTCCCATATCTTGAGGGTGATGACACCATTGGATTATTAGCCACTGGTAAATACAAAGACAATTGTGTTGTTGTCTCTGGTGATAAAGATATGAGGACTATTCCCTCTTGGCACTGTTTCATTATAGATGATGAAATAGAGTTAGTTAGTAAAACAAAAGCCGACCTTAACTTTTGCACTCAAGTATTAACAGGCGATAAAGCTGATGGCTATATTGGGTGTAAAGGTGTGGGTTCAGTTAAAGCGTCAAGAATATTACTTGAAAAGAAAAACATATCTCAAATGTGGGAAGCAGTCTTACAAGAGTATACTAGAAATGGTTATACAATTGATGACGCTTACCATCAAAGCAGACTAGCAAGAATACTTAGAGAGGGTGAGTATGACTACAAAAAACAAGAACCTAAATTATGGAGTTATAAATATGAATACTACAGAAATTTTGAAGAAAGCCGAACAGCTAGTAAGTGACGATAGAGCAAAAACTCATGGTGATAAAATAATAAACCATGAAAATATTGCTAGACTATTTAGTGCCTATCTTACAAACAAGTTTCAAGCTGTACTTAATTTAACTGCTGAAGATGTTGCACAATTGATGACCTTGTTAAAGATTGCAAGGTCACAAGCAGGTACACACAATGTTGATGACTATATTGATGGTGTGGGTTATCAGGCAATTGCAGGTCATATTGCAGAAGCAAGAGACAAAAAATCAAAATTAAGTACCACTTTAGGAGTATCTAAGAATGACAAAGAGTAAAATACCAGTAATTACTGAAGAAATGATTGATTACTTAGATAAACTTTTTCCTGACAAATGTGCTGATTTAAAAGATACAGATAAAGAAATCTTTTACAAATCAGGACAAAGGTCAGTTGTTAATCATTTAAAAGAACAATTTAAAATACAAGGAGAAAATTAATATGGCACAATCAATTAAAGAGTTAGTAGAAAAGGCGTTAAAAGACCTTATTGAAGAAAATAAAATTGTAATCAAAGACGAAGATGGTCACACAATGGAAGATTTATCTATTGAATTTGAAGATGAAAATTCTTGGGAAGATGATGACAATGAAGATGAAGATAATGAAGATGAAGATAAGGAAGACGAATAATTTTTGATAATATAAGGAGAAAATAAATATGTGTGTTTCAATAAAACCACCTAGTCCACCACCTGCACCAGAACCAATCCCTGCTACACCACCAAGTGTTTCAAATGCTACAACTAAACAAGTAGCACCGACTTCGGCAACTGGGGAAGCGTCTGGTAGAAATACTTCTGTTGCTTCAAGAGTAGCAAGAAGACGAGTTGGTAGAGGGTCTTTAAGAATACCTTTAGCCACTTCAGGACTTACAAGTAGTGGTCTTAATATTCCGAGTGCATAATGAGATATGAATTTGGTAGTGATACTATCATAGATGATAAAGCGTCTATTGAAAGTCAATACCAAAAGATGGAGATAGATAGAGAAATTTATCTTGAAAGAGCAAGAGATAGTGCCGAACTTACCATTCCATATTTAGTACCAGAAAAAGGTTCAAACTCAGCAACAAATTATCCAACACCATATCAATCAGTTGGTTCTAGAGGTGTGATGAATTTAGCTAGTAAATTAATGTTAGCTTTATTTCCACCACAAGCACCATTTTTTAGATTAGATGTTGATGAATTAGTTTATAAATCAATTCAAGGAGACCCAAGACAGAAAGCTACAATTGAACAAGGTTTAGCTAAAATAGAAAAAGCTGTCATGGATAGCATTGAAAGTGATAACGATAGAGTTGCTTTTTATGAAGCATTAAAATTATTAATTGTATCAGGAAATGTTTTATTAAAATTAACTGAAGATGGTTTACGAGTTTATAGATTAGAAAACTATGTAATTAAAAGAGACAATCAAGGAAAAGTTTTAAAAATTATAATTAAAGAAAGTTTATCACCAACAACATTACCAAAGAAAATTGCACAAGCTGTAGGTAATCAAATTACAGACGAACAAAAAACTATAAATTTATATACTTGTGTACGTAGAGAAAAAAATAAATTTTCTGTTATGCAAGAAGTTAAAGGAAAAATTGTTTTTCAAACTTCTTATGACTTAGATAAATCACCATTCATAGCGTTAAGGTTCAATAGAATTGATGGTATGAATTATGGTAGAAGTCACGTAGAATCTTATCTCGGTGACTTGAAATCCTTAGAGGGATTATCACGTTCTATATTAGAGGGTTCTTCTGCTTCAGCAAAAATGCTTCTAATGGTTAATCCGTCAGGAACTACACGTGCCAGTGCTTTAGCGAAAGCACCTAATGGTGCAATCATTGAGGGTAGTGCAGGTGATGTTTCAGTTTTACAAGCCAATAAGTTTGGTGACTTTAGAGTAGCATTAGAAAGTATGAATAGAATAGAGCAACGATTACAGTTTGCTTTTCTTCTAAATGCTAGTGTACAACGACAAGCAGAAAGAGTGACAGCAACAGAAGTAAGTTTAGTTGCTAATGAACTTCAAGACGCTTTGGGTGGTGTATACGGAATACTTACAACAGAATTTCAATTGCCTTATCTAACAAGTAAGTTAGCTACATTAAGGCAAAAGAAACTTTTACCAGAACTTCCAAAAGATATTGTGAAAACAAAAATTATTGTTGGTATGGAAGCACTTGGTAGAGCCAGTGATAGATTGAAATTACTTCAATTCCTTTCAGACCTTGCAGGTACATTAGGTTCAGAAACACTAGGTAAATTTATTAACCTTGATAACGCTATTAAGAAATTTGCAGTTGCAAATCAAATTGATACTCAAGGATTAATTAAGACTGAAGAACAAATCCAACAAGAAACCCAACAAGCCCAACAACAACAAACTGCACAGCAAATGTTAGCTGACCCAAGAGTGGCGATAGAAATGGGAAAACAATTAGCCAATTCTAATGTTAGTACAAGTGTAGATGGTGAGGGCAACGTACAACTTAATCAAGGAGAATAAAAGTTATGAGTACAGAACGAGTAGAAATAAATCCGGATAATAATAATAAAACATTAGAACAATCTCAGGAAGATTTAGCTAAACAAGGTGTAAATGTAAATGAGGGTGTTGTTAATAATAATGGTGAAACTGTAAATATTTCTCAACCAGAAAATTTATCACAAACTTCTGAACAACCAGTTAGACCTAATTGGTTGCCAGAAAAATTTAAATCTGCTGAAGAATTAGCTAAAGCGTATGGCGAACTTGAAAAGAAAATGTCAGTTCCACAAGAAGAACAAGCAGAAGAACCTGTTGAACAAACTTCTGAAGAACCTGTAGAGACACAACAATTAGATAAATACTATGATGAGTTTATAGAAAATAATCAATTGTCAGATAAAAGTTATGAAGAACTAGACGCTTTGGGTTTACCTAAAGATTTAGTTGATGGTTATATTGCAGGTCAAAAAGCACTTGCAGACAATGATGTATCTGAAGTTCAGAATGTTGTTGGTGGCCAAGAAAACTATGCACAACTTTTAGAATGGTCTTCTCAAAATTTAAATCAAGCAGAGAAAGACGCTTTCAATGATACAATAGATAATGGAAGTACTGAACAAGTTAAGATTGCAGTTCAAGGTCTGATGGCAAGAGCAGGTATGTCACCAAATAATCCACAACAAAATATGTTTGAGGGTAGTGTTAATAATACAAACACTGATACTTTTGGTTCTGTAGCACAAGTTACAGACGCTATGAATGACCCAAGATATTCAAAAGACCCTGCTTATAGAAAAGAAGTAGAAGAAAAACTTGCTAGAAGTACAGTAATTTAATGATTTGGAATGTTCTCGCAAAAACTTTGTTATCAACAACAGTAGACGCAGTTAAACATTGGAATGATAAAAGAGAAAAGCGTAGAGCAATCGAGATAGAACTTCAAACTGAAATACAAAAAGAACATATAAAAGCAAGTAAAGATAGTTTTAAAGATGAAATAATTTTAGCTTTCTTTTTATTTTTGTTTTCACTTCCTTTATGGGGTCAAGAAGAATTGCTTCGTAAATGGATAGAGGTAATAAAAGAACTACCAGATTTCGTATGGTATATATTTACTATAATGGTGTCAGCGTCATTTGGAGTTAAAATAACTGACACTGTTCTTAAAAGGAGAAAATAATGTATCACTCAGGTAAAAAAGCAAAAGGCAAAAAACATAGTAAAAGTAAAAAACAACAATCTGCTATTGCTATGAACAAAAAGAAAAAACTAAAAGTTAAATAATGAAACATTCAAAAGCTAAAATAGACCCAAAAGAAAAAAATTTATTAAGACAGGCAAGTAAAAGTCATAGCAAAAAACATATAGCTATAATGAACGCTTTGATGAATAAGGGTAAGTCATTTAAAATTGCACATAAAGAAGCATTAAAAATTACTAAATAGGTGGCTAAGAAGAAGAATAATCTTCTCAATAAAACAGAACACGAGACAGGCAGTAGATTTAAAAAGACTAGCCAAAGCAAGAAAAGACCTAAGTTTTCATCAATGAATAAATCAAAAAGAAGAAGTTTCAAAAAGGCAAATAGAGGTGGAAGATAAAAAACCATTAAATAAAATTATTCGTGAAACGAAAGGGAATAAAAAATTTAAAGTCTTTGTTAAAGATGGCGATAAAATAAAGACTGTAAGATTTGGTGACGCTAATATGAGTATCAAGCGTGATGACCCTAAAAGAAGAAAAGCATTTTTTGATAGAATGAAACCTATACTTGCCAATGTCAAAGGAAATAAAAAACTTTCGCCAGTCTACTGGTCTCTCAGGTCGTGGAAACTCGGCACGAAGATTTCGTAGAAAGAAAAAGAAAAAAATTTCTAATGAAGAATTTTGGAAAATAATGTCAAAAAGATTTCACAAATAAACACCACTTCTCATAAGAGGGGTGTACTTATTAAAATCTAACTTAGCCACTTACGAGTGACAACTTAGGAATGAAAGTAGATAAGTTGATAATAAACAAATAGTTATAAGGAGAAAATAAACTATGGCAAACGCTACACCAACAAGACTAGGTCAAAACCTAGCAACAGGTGACGCTAATGCTCTTTTCCTAAAAATCTTCAGTGGTGAAGTATTATCAGCTTTTGGTAGAGAAAACCAAATGATGAATATGACTACTGTGCGAAATATACAGCAAGGTAAATCTGCTTCTTTTCCGGTCACTGGTAAGATTACAGCAGACTATCATACAGCAGGAAACGAGATAACAGGGTCAACTGTTAAACAAACAGAAAAGCTAATTAACATTGATGATATGCTTATTTCTTCAACATTCGTTGCTGAAGTTGATGAGTTAAAAAATCATTTTGATGTACGTTCTATATTCTCAAATGAGATGGGTAGAGCATTAGCAAAAAAAGTTGATAAGCACTTACTTCAACTAATCGTTAAAGCGAGTAGAAGTTCTGCAAATATCAGTGGAGACACTGGTGCAGGTACAGAAATCATAGACGCTGACGCTGATACAAATATGAACAGCTTAATTGCTTCTGTATTTGAAGCTATCCAAAAGTTAGACGAGAATGATGTTCCGTCAACTGAAAGATACATGGTTGTAACACCTGACATTTACTACAAATTAGCAAATGTTGATAAACTTGTTAGCAGAGACTTCTCAGCTAATAATGGTGATTTCGGCAAAGGTTCAGTGGTAGCAATCGGTGGAGTACCAGTTATCAAATCAAACACAGCAGTTGACGCTTATGTCAACTCTGCAACTGATAGTGCAACTGGACAAAACAACGATTACTTAGTCAACGCTTCAGACGTTGTTGCGACTATCTTCCAAAGAGGTGCAATAGGAACTGTAAAGAGAAAAGACTTAACTCTTGAAAGTACTTATGACCCAAGAAGAATGGGAACATTAATGACTGCAAGAATGATGGTTGGACATAACATTTTAAGACCAGAATGTGCTGTTTCAATTAACAAATCATAATAAATAAATAACTACTGGCGAGGGAGACTTCGCCAGTGGTCTAATAGGAGATATTAAAAATGATGTGTTGGTTTTGTAAATTAAGAATAAAAATTGGTAAAACATTCAATAAATTTTTAGATAGCTTTTTACCTAAATAATGACAACAACAACTAGAACTACTGAGTTAGAAGCAGTAAATACAATACTGAGTACAATTGGTGAAGCACCATTGAACTCACTTAGTGGTAGTTTACCAGTTGATGGTACAGTTGCTAAAAATGTTTTATCAGAAGTTGCAAGAGAAGTTCAATCAGCAGGTTGGCATTTTAATACTCATTATAAATCAACTCTTACAAGAGATACAAATAACAAAATTCCAGTAGGAACAAATGTAGTTAGAGTAGAATTAGACCCTAATCTAGTTCCAAAAGCTGATTACGATTTAGTTCAACGTGATGGGTTTCTTTTTAATATAGCAAAAAATACAGATATATTTGATAGAAACTTTGAAGATGTCACTCAGGTTTTATTATTAGATTTTAATGAAATACCTGAACAAGCAAAAAGATATATAACAATTAGAGGTGCTAGAGTGTTTCACGATAGAACACTTGGTGCAAATACTTTACATAAATTTTCACAAGAAGACGAAAAACAAGCATTATCAATTTTAAGAAATGCTGAAGCTAGAACTGGTGATTTTACAATCTTTGATACACCAGAACAAATTTATACAATAGCAAGAAACAATAGAGGTTATTAATGCCTTTAGTATCACGTACCATTCCAAATTTAGTACAGGGGGTCTCACAGCAACCAGAAGTATTAAGACTAAGTTCACAAGCTACAACTCAATTGAATGGTTTTAGTTCTGTTGTTGAGGGATTAAAAAAAAGACCACCAACTAATTTTATAGCAAAACTATCTACTTCTTCTTTTGGTAATTGTTTTGTTCATACAATTAACAGAGACGCTAATGAAAGATATGTTGTTATTGTAAAGAATGGTTCAATAGAAGTTTATACAATTGATGGCGTACAAAAAACTGTAGTCAATCAAACAAGTGCAACTTCATATCTTACGTCTTCAGACCCTAAGAATGATTTTGTTTTAGTCACTGTTGCAGACAATACGTTTGTTTTAAATAAAAGTATTGCTAATGAAATGGACACAACAACTAGTCCTGCAAAAGTAGAACAAGCTGTATACTCTGTATTACAAGGAGTTGATAGTACACCATATTCAATAACGATAGACGGAACAACTTCTACGTTTACGTCTTCTAATACTGATACCAAAGCAATTCGAGACGGAGTAAAATCAGCAATCGGAAGTCCGTCAGGAATTACTTTGACAAATATTGGAGACAGTAGTTTTTCAATTACCAAAGCAACAGGAACTTTAAGTATATCTGCTTCTGATGGATTTGGTGATGACGCTTCACAGGTGGTCTATGATAAAGTACAAAACTTTTCTGACTTACCACAACCTGCAATAAATGGAATGGTTGTTGAAGTTGTTGGAGACGCTTCTAATAATTTTGATAATTACTTTGTTAAATATAATACTGACTTGTGGGAAGAAACTGTAAAACCTGCAACAAAAACTACAATTAAAAATACAAAGTTTCCTCATTTATTAATTAGAACAAGTGATGGTAATTTTAGATTTACTCAAATAGATGGGTCACAATATACAATATCAAGCAGTACGTTTGACGTACCGACACTAGGGACTAGAGTTTGTGGTGATGAAACGTCTGCACCTGACCCAAGTTTTATAGGTAAGAAGATAAATGATATTTTCTTTCATAGAAATAGACTAGGTGTACTTGCAGATGAAAATGTAATTATGTCTAGAAGTGGAGAGTTCTTTGAGTTCTTTCCTGAAACAGTGACTTCAGCTTTAGATACTGACCCAATTGATGTTGCGAGTACTCACACTAAAGTAAGTATATTACAACACGCAGTTTCTTTTGATGAAGAACTTTTATTATTCTCAGAGCAATCACAATTTATGGTGACTGGGGGTGCAACATTAACACCAAGTAATATATCAATAAATGTTACTACAGAATTTGAAGCAGACAAACAAGTTAAACCAGTAGGTTCAGGGTCAAATGTATTTTTCACTTTTAATAAAGGAAGTTTTACAGGGGTTAGAGAATTTTTCGTTGCTTCTGATACAGATACGAAAAAAGCTGATGACATTACAGCTAATGTTCCTAAGTTTGTTCCTGCTAATGTTTTTAAACTTGCTACTTCTACTACTGAAAATATCTTAATAGCTTTATCAAGTAATGAAGATAATGCTTTATATATCTTTCAATATTACGTAGCACAAAATAAAAGACTACAATCAGCATGGCACAAGTGGACTTATGGAACTTCTACTACAGATAAAATTTTAAATGTTGATTTTGTAGAAAATACTTTATTTATAGTAAACGAAAGAAGTGATGGAGTTTACCTCGAAAGTATTGATGTTTCACCTGCACTTACAGATAGTGGAGAAAGCTATCTTACACATTTAGATAGAAAATTAAATAACACTCAGATTACAGAAAGCTATAACGCAGGAACCAATCAGACAACAATTACTCTACCATACTCAATAACTAACACTATGAAAGTTGTAGGTAGGTCTGGTTCAACAAATAAAGCAGGTCAAGAGATAGCAACAGTTAGTCAATCAGGAACAAGTATAATTGTCTCTGGTGATATTACTGCACAGAATTTTTTCATAGGAGAGCAATATGAATTTGAATTTCAATTCTCTCAACAATTTATCCAAGTAGCTGATAGCGTAGGTAGTAGAATATCAGTCAAAGAGGGTAGATTGCAAATAAGAAACTGGTCGGTTTCTTTTAATGATACTGGATTTTTTACGACAGAGGTGACACCAGTGGGGCGTAATACTTCAAACTCAACTTTCACCGGAACGATTTTAGGTAGTGGACTTACAGGAACTATAAACTTAGAAGATGGAGATTTTGATTTTGCAGTACAATCTGAAAATGACAAACTTACAGTCAAACTAAAAAATAATAGTCACTTGCCTAGCAACTTTATAAATGCAAGTTGGCAAGGTTTCTATGTCACAGCAACAACAAGAATTTAACGGATTTCGTTTATCACAATACGAAGATTGTAGTTATTTAGCAGATAAACTTCGATACGAAGATAAAAGAGAAATTTTAGACGCAAGTGGTTTTACACCTTTTGGTGGACTGCTAAAGAGTTATGTAAACTCTGAAGTGTGTTTTACTATTCTAGATACAGATGACGTACCAGTAGGTATGTTTGGTGTAAATAAGAATGGTGCTATTTGGTTATTGGCCACTGATGAAATATTTAGAATACGATTTTCTTTTTTACGAGAAAGTAGAAAGGTCGTAGACTTTTTAAACAAACAATATCCATCACTATGGAATTATGTTGATAGTAGAAATGAACTACATATCAGATGGCTCAAATGGTGTGGATTTAAATTTTTACGAAAAATTAATTATGGAGTATCTCAAAAACCTTTTTATGAGTTTATAAAAATATGTGTATAGAACCAACTACAGCACTGATGATAGCAAGTGCAGGGTCGTCTTTTTTACAATTTCAACAGGCGAAAGCACAGCAAAAGGCACAATATCAGGCACAGAAAAGACAGAACGAATTAGCAAGACAAAATGCTATTAGAAGATATGCAACTGAACAATTAAAAATTAGACAAGAAATAAGAAAAAGTTCTCAAAAAGGATTTGAAGCAAGTATAAGGTCTAAAAAGGCAAGGTCAAAATTTATAGTAGGTTCAGAGGGATTAGCTTTATCTGGTTCACAAGAAGCATTATTTAGAGATTATTACAGAACACAAGGTAATTATAATTCTGCTTTACAAAGAAACTTAGAATTAAATATAAATCAGTTTGAAAGAAATTTAGAAGCAATTCAATTTGGACAAGAAGCACAATCTACTTATGTTCAACCACCTAATCCAAACTTATTGTTTGTGTCAGGTGCATTGAATGTTGCTAATACTTATTATGGTTTAGAATTTCAAAAAGATATGAGAGGTCTAAATCCTGACCCGTCACAACCTAACTTAGGAATACCAGATAGAAACAGAGGTCAAAACTATGGCTAAAAGAAGAACTACGCCGGAGTTAAATCTACAAAAAGAATTACCACAAGTTCTTTCAACAGATTTTAATTTATTTTATAAACCTGATGTAGCACCAAGAGATAAAAGTGTTGACGCATTTACAAAATCTTTAGACGCTTTTGTATCAGGTGCAGGAACAGATTTAGTTATTGGAAGTGAAATAAAACAAAAACAAGAAAACGAAGCACAAGCAATCAAAGATTACAATGAGAATAGAGATAAGTTTACTAAACAAGTAGAGACTGGTTCTATTCCAAAAGAAGCTAATCCATATTACATAGAAAAATTACAAGAATTACATTTAAATAAAAAAGCTGAAGATTTTAAAATACAAGCATATAGAAATTATGCAGAAGCAAAATTAAATAAAAATACTAATGTTGGTGCTTTTGATAGTTATTACGAAGACCAATTAAAAAACTTTGTAGCAGAAAATCAATTAGGTACTTTTAGTCCTGAAAAATTAGAAAAAGGTTTCTTTTCTAAAACTTCTGGTACTAGAAATGCACTTGCACAAACACACGCACAAAATCAACTTAATGCAGTTGGTGATGAGTTTGACGCTTTATTTAAAGAGAACATACAAATATTTCTAAATAGTGATGATGATATAGAAACTATGGGTGAAAATATTTCTATATTTGTTCAAGACGCAGTTAAAAATGGTGCAGGTAAATTATCAGCAAGAAATTTATTATTAGATAGTTTGAAAGATTATTTACTTACTACTAGTGATTTTGAGGGTGCAAGTAGAATTATTAGAGAACTACCAAAGAATATAAATTTATCAGGTCTTGGTGCTTTAGGTGATGTCAAAGCATTAGAAAATGATTTTAATGAACTTAAAGAAGCATTAGATAAAAGACAAGTAGACAAAGACGCACTTAATATTAGAAGACAAAATTTATTAGATAATAAAGAACAAGATGATATTTACGCAAGTTTAGATGTTTATGATAATTTTGAAGATTATTCAAAATCTTCTGAGTATGCACAACTAACTGCAAAATCTAAAAGAGACGCAGAAAATATATATGCAAATCACTTTTCAGGTTATGCACAAAGAACTAGCGACCAATCAAGAAGTGATGTTGAACAATTAATTTTAGAAAGTAAGTTTACTGAAGCAAGAGCATATTTAAAAAACAATCAATCACAATTTTCTGAAGCAGAATTTAATAAAATTAGAAGTAATGTTTTAATTTTAGAAGCAACAAAAACAGATGGATTACTTGAACATGATTTATTTAAAGCATTCCAAAATAATATTAATGTAAATGTTATTGCTGTTAATAAAGGTTCACCAACTGGAAGTGCATTAATTTCACCTGCACTTGGTTTACAATTTAAAGAAGAAATGGCTAAATGGTTAGCTAACAATCCTTTATCAAAATTTAATAATGATAGTTCTGAAAGAGAAACAAAGTTTTTAGAACACGTAGCTAAAAGAGAAAAAGATTATATGAATGTCATTAATCAAAACAAAATTGAAGTACCAACAGCAGTACCACAAAATCAAGGTGGTAGTGGTGAACAAGGTGGTAAAGAAACATTTGACCCAAATAAATTAAAAACAGAACCTAAAAAAAGTAAAAAAGAATTAAGAAATCCTGAAATAGTTGATAAAGAATTGTCGATTGATTTAAGTAGTGCAGTAATTATTCCTGATAATTTAAAGGCTTCAGCACGAAGAAAATTTATAAGAGATAATCCAAATGCTTTGACACAAGAAGAATTTGATAGAATTAAAGAAAAACAAGACGCAAATAAACAAGAGGTAGGTGAATAATGATTGAAAGAACTGCACCTAATGGTGCTGTAATCCAGTTCCCAGAGGGTACACCAGAAGCAACTATCAATGAATATTTGTCTCTTGATGAATATAAAGCTGTTGAAACTAGAACAACTGCACCTCAATCAACTGTATTACCAGAACAAGAAAGAAGTTTTCTTACAGATATACCTTTACAGATAGTAGGTGGTGCTAGAGACAGTATTCAATCCACGATAAATTTAGTAGATAAAATAGGTGACACTTTAGGAGTAGGTGACCCAAATGAGGACTTATTTACTTTACCAGAAGTAGACGCACCAGATACAGTAGCAGGTGGATTAGTACGAGGTGTCTCACAATTTGCTACAGGATTTGTAGGTGTTGGTAAATTTCTTGCACCAGTAAAAGCATTTCAAAAATTAGGCTCTACAACAAAATCTTTAACAAAAGGTGCAGTTGCAGACTATGTAGGTTTTGATGAAAACTCAGGTAGATTTGTTGATATGGTTAATCAATATGCACCTGAATTATCTAACCCATTATTTGATTATTTAGCTTCAGACCCAGAAGATACTTTTTGGGAGGGAAGATTTAAAAATGCAATTGAGGGAGTAGCTTTAGGTGGAGTAGCAGAGGGTATCTTTAGAACTGCAAGATACATAAAACAAAAAAATGCAGAAAAGTATTCTAAGAAAAAACCTAATGAAAAACTATTAGAAGAAGATAGAGCATTTTTACAAGGCTTTGATGATGGTGCTACTAGTTTTGAACCTAAAATTATTAAACCAAAAACAAAAGAACAATTAATAAAAGACGTAGAAGATAGCTTTGTTGCTAGTTTTAAAAAAGCACAAGGAACTAAAAATAGAAAAGAATTTGAACAATCCTTAAATTTAGATGAGGGTTTTGATTTAGGTTTTAATGCGAGACAATTAGTTGATTTAGATAAAGAGGGTATATTAACTCTCAAAACATTTATACCTCTTGTTAGAAAAAAATTAAAAGAACAGAAAAAAGTTGTACCACTTAAAGTAATTGAAAACACTGCTGATAAAATGTTTGGTGGAAAAACAACTAAAATGTTCAAAGCTGTAAATAAATTAGCTAAAGATACAGAAGACGCACCATACGTTGTAATGGCGTTAAATACTTATTATACAACATTAACTAATGCTATACCTAGATTAGCAAAACAATCAGTAGTTAAAGATAATAAACAATTAGATAATCTTGTTGATAGACTAATCGGTGAATGGGAAGTTTTAACATTTAACAGAGATAGTATTGGAGAAAATTTAGGTCGTACTTTTAATGTATTTGGTAAAACAGGTGACGCAAAAAGCATTGATGATTTTGTTGATAAAGTAAAAAATATTCAAAATGCTATTAATACAGGCAATATTATCAAAGGTAATAGAAAAGAATTTTATAGAAGAATATCAAAAGCAGACGCAGGAACTACTGAGAAAATATTAACTGCTGTCACAAAAAATAGAACTTGGAATATAGCAAACGAATTTTGGATTAACGCTTTGTTATCTAATCCAAAAACTCATATTATAAATATGACTTCAAACTTGGTTAATACTTTTGTAAAACCAATGGAACAATTTGTAGGAAGTAAACTTACTTCTGACTTAATTGAAAATCCTGAAATGGTAAAACAAATACAAGCACAAGGTCAAAATGCTTTAGATACTTTAGCAGGTTTAAAAATGTATTTAGGTGACGCTATGAAATATTCTAAAATGGCGTTTAAAAATGAAGATACAATTATTTCAAATAGAAGTAAGTTAGACCAACCAGTAAAAAGTATTGGTGGAACTACAGGAAGACTTGTTAGAATACCAACAAAATTCTTAAATGCTGAAGATGAATTTTTCAGACAAATAAATTACAGAGCAAAACTTTATGCTAACGCTATAAGAGACGCTAATAAATTTGGTAAAAGTAAAACTAAAATTGTTGGTAAAATAAAAGGCAAAAATATTACAGAGTTTGATGAATACGTAAATGCGTATTTTAGAAAAGGTTTTGACGCTGATACAGGTTTAATGGGTATTGATGTAGACGCATTGAGATATGCAGAAGAAAGTACGTACACACAAGAACTTTATGGAATGTTTAAGAAAATTCAAGATATGTCTAATGCTCACCCATGGTTAAAACAAATTATTCCTTTTGTTAGAACACCTGTAAACTTAATGTTAAATGTAGTTGATAGAACACCTTTAGCATTAATGAGAAAACAATTTAGAGACGATTTTACAGGTGCTAGTGGTAACCCATATAGAACTGCACAAGTCAGAGGACAATTAGCTACTGGTTTTGCGTTGATAACACTTGCAAGTATTATGGCTAATGAGGGTATGATTACTGGCTCAAATGCAAACGCTTTAGACTTACCTACAAACTCTAGAGATTTAAAAGATTTAAGACGTGGTACTGGATTTCAACCATACTCATTTAGATATTTTGATGAAGATGAGGGTAAATTCAAATATGTTCAATTTGGAAGATTTGACCCATTCGGTACATTCTTCGGATTAGTAGCAGACTTTAATTTATATCATAACAAACTTACTGAAGAAGAATTAGCAAGAGTAGGTGGTGATATGCTTATTACTCTACATAGAATGGGTGAAAACTCAGATAGTAATTTAGGTGTTGGAACTGAAATGAAGAATATTGCAAAAGCAGGTTTCCATTCAGCTACAAGAAATTTATTTTCTAAAACATACTTAAAAGGTTTATCAGAATTTATGGAAGCTATGACTGATGATGACCCAGATAAAATAGGTAGATATGCAAACCAAAAGGTAGGTTCGTTCTATCCAAATGTATTTACAAAATTAGCTAATGACCCATTTTATAGAGACGCAAAAGGTTTAGTTGAAGAAGCTAAAAAAAGAACTGGCGTAGGTTCTGATAGCGTTTCACCTAAATATGATTTTAGAGGAAACCCAATAAAAGGTTTTGGAAATAATACTACAAGATTAATACAAAATTTATTCAATCCATTTAATTATTCAGAAAGCAGTAATGATGTTGTTGCAGAAGAAATATTAAGACTTGGTTATGTTATGCCTAAGTTAAGAGAAAATTTAAGTGGTGACATAAATTTAAAGTTATTTAAAAATAAAGATGGTGTCTCTGCTTATGATAGACAACAGGAATTATTAAGAAATGTTGTGATAAATGGTTTAACTTTAGATGAAAATTTAAGACAAGTAATAAATTCTGATTTTTATAAAAGATTAGGCGAACCAACTCAGGTCGATATAAATAATAAAGAACGAGGTGGTAAAGTTAAATATATTACGAGAATAATAAAAGATTATCATGCAATAGCAGAAATGCAGATAATGTCTGAAAGAAGAAAATTCTTTAGTACAGAAGACCCAACAGGTAAATTTACTTTAGATAATTCAATTAAGAACTTAGGAATAAACAAACAAATTCTACAATTAGGAACTTCACCTAATCTAAAAAGATTAGAGGGTCTCTATAAATTTAGCCAATAGGAAAAATAATATATGTCATTTAAAGCACGTGTCAGTTATACTGCTGACGGAAACACTAGTACGTTTGCTATTACATTTAGTTTTATAGATAGCACACACGTAAAAGTATTTTTAGATGGAGTTTCAACTACAGCTTTCTCAATAACTGGAAGTAATGTAGTTATGAATAGCAACCCTAGTAATGGAGTTGTAGTACTTATAAAAAGAGAAACACCAACTGATAGTAGACTTGTTGATTTCCAAGATGGCTCTGTATTAACTGAAAGTGACTTAGATAAATCAGCAGACCAAAACTTCTTTATAGCACAAGAGATTGAAGACCTTAGTCAAAGCAATTTGAAGCTAGATACTTCTGATAGATTTGACGCTTTAAATAAAAGAATAATAAATGTTGCTGACCCGGTTGATAATACTGACGCTGTAAACAAACAATTTATATCTACTAATTTACCAAACATAAATACAGTAGCAGGTATTTCTACGCAGGTCACAAACGTAGCTAACAATATATCTGCGATTACTACAGCTAACTCGAACTCTGCAAACGTAAATACTGTTGCAACAAATATTGCTTCAGTAAATACTGTAGCTACAGATATTACAAAAGTAATTGCAGTAGCTAATGATTTAGCAGAAGCAGTTAGTGAAGTAGAAACTGTTGCAGATGATTTAAACGAAGCAACTTCAGAGATAGATACAGTTGCTACAAATATTGCTAACGTAAATATTGTTGGTACTGATATAGCAAATGTAAATTCAGTAGCTACAAATATTGGAAATATTAATTCAGTACACACTAACGCTACCAATATTAACGCAGTAAAAAATAACGAAACAAATATTAATGCAGTAAAAAACAACGAAACAAATATTAATACAGTTGCAGGTGCAGTACCAAATATTAATACAGTTGCAACTGATATAGTAAATGTAAATTCTGTTGCTAATAATTTAACAGGTATAAATAGTTTTGCTGAAAGATACAGAGTACAAGCAGGAGTACCAAGTTCTTCAAATGATTTAGGAGATTTAGTTTTTGATACGACAGCAAATAAATTAAAAGTATTTGATGGTTCGTCATACGCACTTGCAGGGTCAAGTGTAAATGGAACTTCACAAAGATTTAAATATATTGCAACAGCAGGACAAACTACGTTCTCAGGTTCAGACGCTAATGGTAACGCATTAACTTATGACGTGGCTAGTGGTACTGCGTTTGCTGATATTTATTTAAATGGTGTAAAATTAGATATAACAGATTTTACGGCAACCAATGGTACTAGCATAGTTTTAAATTCTGGGGCGAGTGCTTCGGATATTTTAAATGTAGTGTCGTTTGGTACATTTTCTTTAGCTTCATTTTCAGCATCAAATATTACGTCAGGTATTTTACCGACAACAAGAGGTGGAACAGGTTTATCAACTTTAGGAACTTCAGGACAAGCATTGGTCGTCAATTCAAGTGCAAACGCATTAGAATTTTCTACGATACAAGCGTCTGAAATAACAACAGTAGGGAATGTATTTTCAAATTACAATACGATTTCTGCTGACACAACAATCACAACTGCTTCAACGAAAAATTCGTTTTTGAAAGGAGTTGTAAGTGTGACAGGAAATGCAGTCTTAACGATTACAGGAAATGGAACACTTCAATTTATCTAATAACATAAGGAGAAAAAAAATATGGCTAGTAAAATAAAAGTTGACCAGATTGAGGGAAGCACAGGTTCTTCTATAACTATTCCCTCTGGTCAAACATTAACAGTTACAGATGGAATAGCGTCAACATCTTTAACAGGAACAATCAATGACGCTAGACTTCCAACTGTACCAGTTTCAAAAGGTGGTACTGGATTAACTTCACTTGGAACAGCAGGACAAGTAGTTTCTGTTAATTCAGGTGCAAACGCATTAGAATTTGCAGACGCAAGTTCAGGAAAAGTTTTACAAGTAAAAAAAGCTACAACAAGTTCAATAATTCAAAGTAGTAATAATTTGGGTGGAAAACATTTTCCATCAAATAGAGGAGTATCAAATGGTGCGCAAGTAGTGAGTGTATCAATAACACCTCAAAGTACAACTTCACATTTTCACGTATGGTTTAGTTCTGCTAGTGGTGCAGGTAATAATGCCGTTAGTGTTATAGGTCTTTTCTGTGGAAGTACATTATTAAATCTAGGAAGTGCGAATAATTATGCGGGTGATATAGGTGGTATTAGTGTTCATGGCGTACAAGATACTACATCTTTAAGTGGTGCTCAAACTGTTCAAGCTAGAAATTTAGGGTGTCATGATGGTAGCCAACATGGAGTAAATGCAGGTGGTGGTGGAAACACTTATAATGGTGGTATAGCAACAATGACAGTAATGGAAATAGAGGATTAATTATGACAATAGAAACTAAATTAAATCAATTAATTATAGATACAGAAATAAGTCCAAGTGTTATTTTACATAAAAAAGGTGTACCTAATAATGCTAATTGGAATAGTGAAAATGGCGAATGTTATTTTGAAGCTATTAATGGGGAAACTGTATCTCAATCTCAATATGATACTTGGAAAAGTGAAAAAACTATTGATGAATGGAAAGTAAATCCAATAGATGAAATAAAAGCTAGTGCTAAAGCTAAGTTAATTGCAGGAGAGCCATTAACTAAAGAAGAAGCTGATACAATAGTTCTTTAATAAATAATTAAAATCGTAGGAGAAAAACTAATATGACAAGAGCAAGAGATTTAGCAGATTTAATCAGTAATTCTAATACTGCAAATGGATTTGTTAAGTTAGATAGTTCTTCTAATTTACCTGCCTTAAATGGCTCAGCTATTACTAATTTAAATTCAGCAAATTTAACTGGAGATTTACCTGCTATATCAGGTGCGTCACTTACTGGAATTGTTGCTATAGAAACAGGTTCTATTTTAACTTGGTCTAACTCTACTGTTCCATCAGGATTTTTAGAGTGTGATGGCTCAGCAGTATCAAGAACAACTTATGCAGGTTTGTTCGCAGTCATATCAACTGACTATGGTTCAGGTGATGGCTCAACAACATTTAACTTACCTAACTTACAAGACAGTGTTCAGGTTGGCGTGTCTTCAAGTAAAGCAGTTGCGTCTACTGGTGGTAACTCAAGTGTGACACCTACTGGTACACTAACTGTAAACAATCACACACTTACAATTAGTGAACTTCCATCACACGCCCATGACGTTACATCAAACCCTCACACTGGTGGTGGTAACTCAGGCGACAGACCAGTAGCAGGTAACAACGGCTATCCTAATAATGGCATAGGGGCAACGTCTCATGTAGTAAATTTTGACAATATAAACAGAAATATCCCTTATGGTGATTTTAGAGTTACTTCGAATGGTTCTGGCTCTAGTCATAATCATGGTGGTTCAGTTTCAATTAATGCTGTTTCAACTCTACAACCATATGTAGCAATGAAATTTATGATAAAGACATAGGGAAAAATAATGACAAAATATACTTTAATACCAACAGACAAAATTATTATCAAAGACGGAATATCTGAAAATTTTGATGATAATAGTTTTTGGTCAAATTATTCTAACATTCATGCAATACAAATTGACACTAATGGTACTAGCGAAAAAGAAAATTTAGATGGTTCTATAAGTTCAGTAACGCAAGATGAAATTACTACGATTGAAAACAAGTACAATTCAGTAAAAAGCACAAGAGAAACAACTGAAGCTACTAATAGAAATGCTTTTAAAAACTCTTGGTCAAGAATAAGATTTGAACGTGACCAAATTCTTAGAGATACAGACAAGTATCTTATTAGTGATTATCCAATCACAAGTAATAATAAAACTTTAATACAAAATTACAGAACAGCATTAAGAAATTTACCTAATACTTATTCAAATGAAGAACCTAAAAATATTACAATAGATAATAATGGAAATATATTAATAAACGGAACACAAGTAATTTCTAAACCAGAGGTGCTGTAGTATTGGTAATATAATATGCCTAGAAAAAAATTACACCAAAACAATATGCTGAACATACAGCAGGAACAAGAATAAGAGGAGTGTCTTTACAATATTAATATGGCAAGTTACATAGGAAAAGCACCCCCAACATTATCAGGAGTAGTAAATAGATTTAAATATACTGCTAGTGGTAGCCAAACAGCATTTACAGGTGCTGATGGTAATGGTGCGACTTTATTCTATGAATCAAATAATCCTGTTTTAGTTTTTATGAATGGTATTCAACTTGTTGAAGGAGTTGACTTTACAAAAACAAGCGACACAGTTTTAACACTTGCGAGTGGTGCTGCTGCGAATGATATTATAGAAATTTTAAGTTTTGGTTCTTTTAATTTAAGTAACGCAACAAATTTAAAATCACAATTATTATTAGGCACTGCTGCAGATTTAAATGTAGGTACATCAGCAAATAACATAGTTCAATTAAATGGTTCAGGTGCTTTACCTGCATTAGATGGTAGTAATTTAACAGGAGTAGCAGAAATAAAACCTACAATAACAGGTATAAGTCCTAGTACAATAACAAACGCACAAACTGCAGTAACAATTAGTGGTGCTAATTATGCTTCAGTACCAATAGTTCAAGCAATAAACTCAACAGGTGCAATAACTTTTGCTGATACTGTGGCTTTTACAAACGCAACAACGATTGTAGCAAATTTTACTTTGACTACTGATGGAAGTTATTTTATAAGAGTAGAGAATCCAAATGGTCTAGCTGTAAGAAGTTCAAGTGCATTATTAAATGTTTCTGATGCACCTACTTGGACAACTTCAGCAGGAAGTTTAGGCACAGTTGCTGCTGGGTCAAGTGTTAGTTTAACAGTTGCTGCTACTGGTGATAGTAATGTCACAATATCAGAAACAACATCTGTTTTAACAAGTAATTCTAATACTCCAGCTGGAACTATGAACTTAACTTTAAGTGGCTCTGCTGCTACCAGTGCAAGTTATACTATAAGTGGAACAGCACCATCACCATCAAGTGCTCAAACTTATACTTTTACTTTAAGAGCAACAGACGCAGAATCACAAACTGCTGATAGACAATTTACAATAACAGTATCAGTAGGTGCAACAGGTGGAGGACAATTTAACTAATGGCTAATACATATTTAACAAGAACACCAAGTTCAGCAGGTAACAGAAAAACATTTACTATTTCTGCTTGGATTAAAAGAGCTAATATATCAGCTATTACCACAATATTTAGCACTGGTGTAAATTCAACAACCAATGGTTTTTTAGCATTTTTTTTAGATACAGATGGATTTTTACAAACTTATATTTACGAAAGTACTAATAAACAAATTAAAACAAACGCTAGATATAGAGATGTGAATGGCTATTATCATGTAATTTTAGCAGTTGATACAACACAAGCTACAGCAAGTAATAGAGTAAAATTTTATGTTAATGGAGAACAGATAACAGATTTAACACTTGTAAATGGTGGTTACCCAAGTCAAAATTTTACAACAGAAGTTAATAATACAGTAGAGCAAAGAGTTGGTGCTTATAGAGATAGTAGTGGAACTCTTGGTTCTTACTGGAATGGTGTAATATCTCATTATCACAATATTGACGGCACAGCTTATGACCCATCAGCATTTGGTTCAACAGATAGCACAACTGGAGAGTGGAAAATAAATACTTCTCCTAGTGTAACTTATGGAACTAATGGTTTCTTTATTTTAAAAGATGGTAATTCAGTAACAGACCAATCTCCTAATACAAATAACTTTACAGTTGCAGGTGGTACACTTACAAAAACAGAAGATTGTCCAAGCAATGTTTTTTGTACCATGAATCCTTTAGATTTTGGTAATAGTGGTGGCACTAGCATTGCTGTTGCAGAGAAAGGAAATACTTATATTACTTCAAGTTCATCTAATGCTTGGAGAGGTATACATGGAACTTTAGGAATAAAAACTGGAAAATATTATTATGAAGTTAAAATTAGTGCTTCTGATGGAGATACTGGATATTTAGTTGGTTGGTGTGATTTTTCATACAATACAGATGACGACCCTAACAATGGTTCACCAAATGCAAAAATGTATGGAAGGCAATCTCTTACATTATATCATGATACAGGAAAAACTGATAACTTTTTTTCAAGTACCTCATCTAGCGATATTTTAATGGTTGCATTTGATATGGATAATGGAAAATTATGGTTTGGTAAAAATGGTACTTGGCAAAATAGTGGTGGTTCTGGTGGTGATACTACAACATATTCTTCAACAACTTTAAATACAAGTTATCCAGATGTTACTGGAATTACTGTATCAAATAATACAGGATTTTATACACCAAGTTGTCAAATATATAATGATGGTTATGCAGAATTTAACTTCGGCAATGGCTACTT